GACGCTATGATGCCGTCAATCTTCCCGGTGACAAAGTCTACCGCCTGTCCGACTGCGCTTTCGATGTCCGGCATATGCGCCGTTACCCAATCCACCAGCCCCTTAGCGTAAGGCTGCAGTTTCTCTCCGATGGCGATTTTCACGCCCTCGGCTGCGCTCTGGAGAAGGGTAAGGGAGCCAGCCAGATTGTCCAGCTGAACATCTGCCATGTTCTGCGCTGCGCCCTCTGCGTTGCCGATTGCGTCTGCCAGTTCATTGTACCGATCTGCGCTGGTGCCAAGCAGGGCTTCCACCGATTTGAGGTCGGTCTTGTTGAATATCTCATCCAGTGCCTGTGTCTTTGCTTCGCCTGACAGGTTATTGAGCGCGCTCTGCAAATCAAGGAAGGTTTCGTTCAACGGGCGCATATTTCCCTGCGCGTCAAATGCCTGTACGCCGAGGGATTTCAGTGTCTTTGCGGCTTTGTCTGTTGGTGCGGAAAGCGAGAGGATGATGTTTCGCAGTGCTGTGCCGCCCTCCGAGCCTTTCACGCCGTTGTCTGCGAGAACGCCCAGCATGGTGGAGAGTTCCGTCACGCCGCCCGACAGGTTCTTTGCCGTGCCGCCGACCGTCAGGAATGCTTCGCCGAGCTGCGCCACGCTGGTGTTGGTCTTGGATGATGTACGCGCCATCTGGTCTACCATCATGGAGGTCTGCTCCAGGGTAAGACCGAGAGCCGACTGCGCATCCGTCACCATATCCGATGCGTATGCGAGGTCTATTCCCCCTGCGGCTGCCAGGTTAAGGACGTTCGGCAGCATCGCCATTGAGGTTTCTGCGTCATACCCTGCCAGTGCCATGTAGTTTAGGGCTTCTGCCGCCTGTGTTGCAGAAAAAGCGGTTTTTGCGCCCATCTCTTTGGCGAAGTCTGTCAGCGTAGCGAGGTTCTGGCTGGCTTCCGATGCCGGGTTGTTCAGTTCCTCCACGGAATACCCCATCGTGGCGGCTACCTGTGACATTCCCGCTTCAAAATCCTTGAAGGTATTCAGCGTGTCTGCCAGGCCGAACGAGATTCCCGCGAACGCCGCCGCCTGTGCTACGGGGCTGGTTATCAGCCCCAGCACCTTCTTAAAGGGGGCGGTCACAAGGTCAACGGCTTTCATCGTGACCGTCCAGACCTTCCCGGCTATCTGCTTGCCATATCCTTCAGCGGGGCGGCTACCTCCAGCTTGCTCTTGCCCTTCATGCTCTGGATTTGCTTCTGGAGGTTCATTATCGACTTCTCCAGCTTGCTGACGTTCTTTTCGGAGGTACTTGCTCCGGGTTCTGTTGCGTCTGTGACCTGTGCCACAATGTCGATAACGGTCACCGAATCGTTCACCTGCGACCACCCCCTCTCACATCAAGTTTCAGCACGGGGGCTTTTGCTTCTGTTTCCAGCGCGTCCAGCGTGTACTGCTGGTATAAAGCCCTCTCCCCGGCCGGCAGAGCCAGGTATTCCTGAATGCCGCCTATCTGCGGGAATCTCTCGCAGACTTTCAGCATCAGGTATGTCCTGCCCCGCGCCTTTATCAGTTTTTTGCGGTTTCCTCCATATCATCACCGTAGCCGCTGATTTCGTTGATGACATCAATGATGCGGTCTTTCTCCCCGGAAAGCAGAACCGCGTCAATCATTTCCACGCCCTGCAGGACGTTGAGGGCTTCCTGCGCCTTTTTGTTGTCCCACAGCTTCTTCCTGTCCTCATCCACGGTAGCCGTGTAAATCAGCCAGGAACGGAACAGGGAGGTGTTTGTCTCGATTTCCCGTTTGGGCTGCCCCCGCTTGCGGGGCGCAAATTTGGTAGCGTGGTCGTGGCACTTGATGGATTCTTCCTCGGAGACCGGGCGGACGCGGAACACGAATTTCAAAGTGCCAGCGCGCTTGATCTGAATCTGGCGGTAGGTGCTTTCGTTGTCCTTCTCGTTCCCGGCTTCGATAAGCCCTCGGAGCAGGGCGTTTTCGTCCATCAGGACTTCCTCCTGCGTAGCGGGAGTTTCTACCCCCGTTTCGGCAGCATCGTACTGTTCGGGCATGGTATTCTTTGTAGTTGCCATTTTTAGTTCCTCCTGTCTTTATTCAACGGTTTTCCACTCTGCTTCTTTGAAAAACTCCAGAATCTCCGGGGTGGCGTTCACGCGGAAACTCCACGCTCTCTTGATGATTTCGCCTGGGTTGAGGTTCTGAAGGTCGATTGTGCCGTCTGGGACGCAGTTGCGGTAGACCACACGCTCCGTCTGCCCGTCCCTGCGGCGCATCTTGCCCTGGAAGTCAAAGGTGGGGAAGTAGCCGTTCTGCAAATCGGCAATCAGTTCCGTCAGCATCACGTCATCCCGCACCACGGCTTCGGTCAGCGTCAGGGTGACGCTGTACCCGGTGTTTACGGCGTAAATCAGCGCGCTCCCCACGGGCTGGTAGTCCGTGTTGGCGGGGCTGATCTGCGTCTGGAACGTGTCTACTTCGGCAAGGAACAGGTTCGTTCCTGCCTTTGTGGTGACAAAAAGCCGCCCGTCCTTGCCGCTGATCAGTTTTCTTACGTCACGCAGGCTCTGGTCGTTTAATCCATCCATCTGTCAGTCCTCCTTTACTCGGTTGTGTCCGGCGCAAAGCGGAATTTGAACGTGTAGTACATCTTCTCCAGTGCGTCAATGTCATCGGCGTAAACCACAAACCATGCGCTATCGCCCTCCGGCGCGTTGTTCGGGTCAATCTCGACATATGCCCCGGAGAGCAGCTTCTTTTCCGCTACCATCGTCTGGCATACACCGTTGGAAACCTGCACCACGGTCATCCGTCCGTCCGGGTCGTTGTTGATGCGCCCGATCAGCCCCTCCACGGTGTCGTTCAGCCGCTGGAACAGTTCAAAGCGTACTTTGGTGCGCTTGATTTTCTTCCAGCCCTCATCCTCTTTGGCGGTCGGGAGAACGAGCGTGTTCACGCCCTGCTCCACCCAGACGGTATTCGCAGAGGAAACACTGAACATCAGCACTCCCGCTTTGATTGCCCGTTCGTACTGGTTGTTGGTCAGCATCTCGGTCAGTTCGACCGCGCCAGTGATCGCAGCGTGGGTGATGCTCTCGTTACTCGGTGTCCCGGCGATAAGTCCGGCAATCCGGGCGGCCGCCATGTAGCCCTCGTAGACGTTCCCGCTGATGTCCACGAAGCCGTTTCCAACGTAGACGATCTGGTAATCGTTGTACGCGCTGGCGTGTTTCAGCCTGTCCTCGAAGTCCACCGTTGTCGGCTCTCCGATTACTCCCATGCAGAATGCGCCGCTGTCGTAGATGCGGTTGAGGAACAGCTGCATCACGCTCTGGATCGCCGTGTCCTCCGTGTCGATGGAGAGGACGTTCCAGCGGTAGGCTTCCAGCACCTCAAACGCCGCGCTGTACGCCGCCACGTTTACGGTCGGGTCTGTGCCGCCTGTGATTTCCACCTGATCCACCGTTTTGAGGGCTTCGCTGCTGTCCTTGGTCTTGGTCAGGTTGAAGTAGTCGCTCCCCTTGGTCTGGAACACCGACAGCAGGGCTTCCACGCTGTTCTGCGTGTTGTCGAAGGTCAGCCGTTCCAGCTGCTCCGTCCCCTCAATAATCAGCAGTTCGCTGGTGTTCTGGTCTGCCAGCGTGGGACGGATTGTCACCGCCAGCTTCCGGCTTCCAGGGTATTTGAGCGTCAGCTGGATAACCGATTCTCCCTGCGCGTCCTCGATGTTGTAAACGCCGGGTGTGCCGCCCGTGCCGAGCCGGATGCCGTACACCAGCCGCGCCCCGCCCTTAAACTGTTCCATCGGGACGGCGGTCGTGCCGTTCTCCCCGCCATCGCCGTACTTCTTGGCGATGTCCTCGTACTGCTCCAGCACCGTTGCCTGTCCGATGGGTCCCCAGTTGGAGCGGAATACGGCGGCGCATTTCCCATCGTCAACCCCTGCGATGGGCGGTGTGCCGTAGTTCTCGTAGCATTTCTGGATGGTTTCCCTGGCTTCCTCGACCGTTGCCGTTTCCTTGCCGGCCGTCCGCAGAGCCACGGTCACCACCTCCGGGGTCGTGCCGAAAATCGGGCGCGCCTGTGCCGCCAGTTCGGAAACCTTGTAAGTTGCCGTGTTATCAGCCATTTTTCTGTTCCTCCTTCTCTGCCAGATTGTGGTATGGGTGTATGAGTTTGATTTGGGCGGGTTCTTTCGGCGGCTGCGCCAGCACGCCGTACTGCCCGGTAAGCCCCAGCTGTCCCTCTCTCAGCGGATCAGCGTTGTGCCGGATGGTTATCCTGTTGATAAACATCGGGCTTGTGTCCGGCAGAATGATCTCCCCGTCCACCTGCGCCCTCTGGATGATCGCCTTTGTCCATTTGTTGCGCTCTGTCACGCTCTCTGCGAGGACGTGCGCCGCAAATGTCCCGGTGAACCATGTCACGGCGTAGCTTTGTCGGTTGGTGCTTGCCGTTCCCTCGAAACGCCAGTAAATCGCCGGGTTTTCGTCCGTTGGCTTCCAGATGGGCGGCATTTCGTCCTAGCCGATTGCCGTCATCTTCCCGAAGTGACGCTTTGTCCACTCGTTCAGTCCCTGCACGGGATCGGGGTCTATCGTGATTTGCTCTGGAAACTCCATCAGTTCAAAGGTCACGGTCAGCCCGTAGATTTCCGGCAGTGTGTCCTGCCCCTGGCTCCCGCCGATGAAGAATTCATCCGACCGCTCCCACTCTGCGCACACGGTAGCCCGGTCGCTCCCTGTGTAAAAGGTGCCGGAGACCAGTTCCATGAGACGGGCTTCTATTGCCCTGTCCGGGTCCTGGCCCCCGATGTCCGGGCATTCCCGGCTGCACACGATGTTGAACGTCATCGTTCCCTCTGTCTTGCGCTCCGGGTCGTGGCGCATATCCACGTTAAAGTCAAGGCGCGGGTATTTGGGCGTTCCCCATCCCGGCGTGTCATCGTGCGGGGCTTTCTGGTAAAAGAACGCTGGCTGCCCATCAAAGACCGCCAGCATTCCCCCCAGCTGTGTGTCTGCGCTTACCTGTCCCTCCACGAGCCGCCTGATGTCTGCGCTCATGTTCCTGCGCCGCCTGTCTGCGGGGCGTTATACTCGTAGTTGACGGTCTGGAAGTCGCTTGTCCAGTAAACCTCCCACACGCCGATTGCCACATCAGCTGCCGTGATGTCGAGGTAGCTGTTGGCGTTGTTCTGCGTGTTGCAGTAAAGCACACGCAGTTTATCCGGGGTGACCTCTGTCACGAAACCGTTTCGTGCCGTGGTATCGCCCGTCCTGCGGATGCGGACGCAATCCCCGCGCTGAATCTGCGCCGTGTCGAACGCCTTGTAAGACGCATCAATAATCAGTGCCATGCGTTCCTCCTTTCCCCCTTAAAAGGGTTTCTTGTAGATTTCTTTGATTTTCGGCAGG